CTTAATTGAGAACGACACTCTCAACGTACCTAAGATAACCTTCCATAAATACTTAGATAGTAATGTTATAGGTAGGTTCTTAGACCTCGGTAAAGACGAATGGTATACGGCAATATACTTGCCTATTGATAATTTTATACGTGATAAGAACGGACGTAAGCTTCCTATAAGGAAGGATACGATCTGGAACAAAACCTACGAGAACCGAAGATACAGAATCAAAACTAAAAGGTCGATTGAAGATTATAGTGATGAACCAACTATTTTACTACCATAAATGTCCAGTACAACATCTACCCAACTAAGATATCCAGCACAATTAAAAGTAACAGATAACACAGATTATCTGTCATTTGGGTTCTACAAATACTATCCAGCTTTCAGAAAAAGGGGTATAAGAACTGATAGAGCAGATAATTACAACCAAACTGTTGGTGCAACAGGAACAGAAAATAAAGGAACTGCAAGCTTCTGGAGTGCAGATGAAGCAATAAGAAAACAACAGAAATTAAATAGTCCAGCTGGTAATTTTGGTAAAAAAGATGGACCAGAAATATTAATATACATGCCACCTGATGTTAGTACATCATTTGCTGCTGACTGGGGTGGTAAAGAAATGGGTAATGCTGCTGCTGGATTAACTGCTGCTGCTGCAAATACACAAGCTGGTGATGCTGCTGGTGTAATAGATAATGCTCTTGCTGGTATGGCGAATGTAGGTGCATTATCTCAATCAGTTGCAGCACGTATTACTAAAGAAATAGCCGCAGCATCTGGAACTCAACTAACAATGAATGATACTCTAGCAGGTACTACAGGAACCATATTAAACCCGAACGTAGAAGTATTATTTGGTGGTCCTAAACTACGTAATGTTAGTTTTTCATTTAAAATGGCTGCTAGAAACTTAGAAGAAGCAAAGACTATCCATGCTATATGTTTAGCATTTAAAAAGAATGCATTACCTGGTTTTGGTGCTACAAATAGACTACAAGATTCAGTTGCTGCTGGATTTACAGGTGTTGCTACTGGACTTGCTGATGATAAATCAGACAACATGGGAAAACATGCTAACTTCATAGAAGTACCAAACTTGGTTATGGTTAAATATATGAAAGGTAATACAATGCATCCATACCTTTCTCAATATAAGTCATGTGCTCTAACTAATGTAGATATTAATTATACACCTGATGGGGTATATTCAACAACTATTGATGCTTATCCAACAGCAGTTGAACTTAGAATAGGTCTTGTAGAAACAAAACTTGTATATAGTCAGGAGATAGGTGAACAAAAGGATGAAACTGCTAAAGGTGAGACTGCAAATAACGAAAACATAGGAAGAACCTGGAGTTACTAAATGTATTTTGCTACTCAACCAAAAATAGAATACGACTTAAAACCACAAAGCTATCCATTTTCAAGCTCGGATTTTACCATTGCTAATAACTTCTTCAGAAGGGTATCTACGAATGAAGATAGTTTTGGTTATATTGCATATTTTAGGAAATACGCTATTCCCGATGAAATGAGAATAGAAACTCTAGCAGAAGGAATTTATGGAGCTCCTTGGTATGATTGGGTTATTGCTATATCCAATAATATAACAAATGTGTATACTGACTGGCCTTTATCAGAAAATGCTCTACGAGTCTGGGCAGAAGAAAAGTATGGAAGTCAAATATACAGCGATATCAGATATTACGAAATTAGCGAAGATGTTAAAAATGACGCAGGAACGATATTTTTGAAAAAAGGGCAAAAAGTCGATAAAACCTTCTTTGACGGTAATTTCCAATATAACTCCCAAGACGTAAATAACACAACTACCACTGTTGCTGGAAATACCATATCTAGAGCTATTTCGGTATTTGAAGATGAAACCAGAATAAACGAAAGTAAAAGAGAGATCTACATACTCAAAAATAAGTATTTACAAGATTTCGTACAGGACTTAAAAAAGCAGAGCACCTATAATAAGTGCTCTGCTTACGTTAATAACAAATTAAAAAGAACTCTAGTCTAGCTCGACTTTTTTGAGTAAAAATGGTCGGAGATTTTTTTCCCGAATTGCTAGAACTGTAAATCCAATTTCGCCACCTTAGAAGGCTTTGGGATGTGTTACCACATCCCCATGAATCTCACCTATATCATCGATATGAGCGTGATCAACCTCTATGTGGAGCTTCTTATCATACGCATCAGCTATTCTCTCAAGAGCATTAGCGATACGGACTAACTCATCACTCACTTAGTCTTCCTCTGCTAAACTAGCAAAGTAACTAAGTGCATCATCATCACTTGTTTCCTTCTTGTTGAACTTAGGTGCAGAAGATGCTGCTACCTGCTCAACAGGAACTGGTTCAAACTGTTCCTCTGCCTGTGCTCTAAAAGCAGCAGGTGAAGGTGAACTATTGAGTACTGCGTTTAAACGAGTCTCTAGTTCTTCATATGTTTTGAACTGATCTTCAGCAGTAAATGCTGCTAAACTATGCTGCTCTTTGTAAGTAGTTTCAAGTTGAGAATCATCAGAACTTAAAGCACTAACAGCATCGAACTCGGAACTATCATAGTTCCAGAAACCAGCAACGGTCTTGATCTTTAACTTAAAGTTTGCTCCTTCCCAGAAGTCAAACACATTTACAGGAGTCTCGTCTTGAAACTCTGGCTGCATTGCCGCCATTACCTTGTCGAAAATCTTCTTACCGAACTTGTATAAGAATACCTTACCTTCATTTTCAGGGTTCTTCGGATCTTTAACAACAACAATGTTTGTGTAGTAAGTAAGCTTACGCTTCTGCTTACGAGCAATGTCCTTGTCTGATTCGTGACCACTGTTCCACAACTTACGATTAACTTCACCAACAGGATCTTTCTTGTTTTGTGTTGTTAAACTGTTCTCGATGTACCAACCACCAGGACCTTGGAAAGCATGTGAATATAACTTTGCCCAAGGAAGGTCTTCACCTTCTGGGGGTGGAAGAAATCTGATAACAGCGTAACCATTACCTGTATTATCTAACTCTGGTCTCCAGAACCTCTCATCTTTACCGCCACCTGTTTGGGTGGACTTCTCTATCTCTTTCTGGAGAAAATCAAAATTTGCTTGAGATTTTCGTTTTAGATCTGCGAACGTCATACGGATTTTTTTAGATTAAATTGGATTGTGTTTTTGGGGTGGGAGATAGGAATAATGTATACCTACAAGTACAGGGCATTTCTACATAAGTAAATTTTTACTGTACCGCACGAGTCCTGTCTGGTTGGACAGTTCTGTTGTTCCCAACAGCGAGCACCACCTCTGACTCATCACCTTAACTAGACCATTGCCAGCAAGTTTTTTCAGTCACTCCCGTATCGAGTAGCGAACCCGATATACTATTTATAGCATAAAAAAGGGGGTTAGTCAACCCCTTTTTCTCCTTTTTGTTGTTCTTTCACCATAATATCAATTCGATCTCGTAACTGCTTGAACATCTGAGGTACAGTAAGATCTTTATCAACACCCATAAGAACAACACCTTGTTTCATGTTCTCGATAACCGCTTTAGCATCTTCATCATCACTCAACTTCATCCTGTTATACATGATCTCTTGCATCTCAAGAAGTCTTTCAAGTATAACTAAGTACTCATCCTTCTTCTCTTTACTAAGGACAGGAAAGCTTATAGCATACTTCATCAAAAGTTGCTGCAACTCCATCATCTCTTGAATCTCTCCTCTAACCAATTCTGATTTAAAAAATTCGGAAGTCATACTAGCATTAATTTGGCTCTGGATGTACGTTTAATAAAGTTCAGTTTCTGTGCGTCAAACTTAAGTTTCTCTTTCAATGGTTTGGAAATGAGTTTAGGAACTGTCTCCAATTCAATCTCATTTTGATCACAGTAGTGAATGATAGCATCAATATAGTTCATATCTATATTATCAAAAACTATTCTTTCAACTTCCTGCGAAAACTTAGCCGCAGTCATAAATTTATCCTCTAATAGTTTGCTTTTTTCCATGTGTATTATTGTATTCGTCTATGTATTTGAGAAGAGTAGTTAAGTACTCCCTCTTTACAGGACGAACCTCAACTTGTGTGTCTCCGTTTTCGCAAGCAACTATAGTTACTAACTGCTTAACATTAAGATCATATCTTTCCTTGAGCATACATGCATATGCACACTCTTGAACAAAATAATCATAAAGATACTCTACCTTTTTTGGTTGAGCAGATGTTTTAAAATCTATAATTGATAGTTCCCCATCAAATTCTGCTATACAATCAACACGCCCTGCTAATTTCAATGTATCAGAGTACAGAGCAGCTTCTTGTAAGTATACATTATTTATGCGGTCTAATCCTGGCTTGGAATGATGGAACATCACTACAGGTAGCGGAAACTTTTTATAATCATCAAGGTCTAAAACATTATTAATGTAGTCCTCGACTATGGAGTGGTACTTAGTACCACGACTTGTAGATCTCTTAGATATAGCGTTAGCTTTATCCTCACCTACACGCTTCCTCCACTTCATTATACCTTTCATCTTAGCAGGATTACTACCTATCACAGTAGTAACGGAAGCATACTTCTCACCTCCTGGTGTAAGATACACTCTCTTACCAGAATCCTCATCAGTCTTTGCCTCCATCTCAATAGGAGTTATGTCCTCTAGATGTATGAAAGTCATTTGATTTCTAATGTAGCGGAAGATAAGTTTGGAACATATGGAAGCAGATCCACCACTTCCTTTGGAACATTATCATTCATAGGTTTTATTGAGGCCATATTAATACGTCCAGTAGGCATAGAGTTGAATGATATTGACCATCTATCAACATGATCTAGATTAACTGCTCCATGTTCCATCCACCAAGGAAATATAACTAATTGTCCAGGCTTAGTAGGAACATCATACTGTTTATGATCATCACATAGAGGCATGGTAGACTCAAACATTCTAAACTGTACAGGATCTTTAAAAGATAAGAGACCTGCATCATTAATAGCAAAAGTACCACTAAAGGCACTCATAGGATGTAAATGCCAAGGTAGTACAGCACGATTTCTATACCTATTAACCCAAGAAGAACAAATTTTAAGAGAATCACACTGTAAATTGTGATGTTCTTTCACCTTATCTAAACAACCATGCATAAATTCTGATAGCTCAGGGAATAATCTTAATGCATTTGGAAATGATTGTGATACATCTCTAGGTTCTGTAGCAGAAAATGAACCACCAAGTTCCTTTTGACCCATTATACATTTCTCTAGTATATCATTAAGATCACCATCATAATCAAATGTAAAGATCTTTACTGGGAATATCTCTAGAGTATTCATTCGTTCTGTCCTGTATTAATTTTACTGATAAGGTAAGACTTAACAAGACCTGACCTAATGATGTCCTCGACACCAAACTCAACAGAAGAGAACTCATCCATTGCCTCAAGGATACGTTGGAAATCTAAGATACCATTCTTTTCATTCTGTCTTACTAGGTCAGTCTGGAATACATCACCAGCAAATATAATCCTAGAGTCTTGTCCTACTCTTGTTATTATACTATCTAACTCATGGAAGTTCAAGTTCTGTGACTCATCAACCAATACAATAGCATTGTCTAGTGTAGTACCACGTATGAATGAGGTAGACCAGAAAGAGATAGTCTCTTGGTGCTTGAGGTTTTCATACAGCATATCAAATGCATTATCATCAGGCATCTTAAACATATGCCTAACCATATTCTTGTATGGTATCTGATATAGTAATGCCTTATCATCATGGTCACCAGGTAGGAAACCAATCTCTCTTGTAGATACTAACGACCTAACAATATATAATTTCTGATATGGATTGCTGTCTGATAGTATGTCCTTGAGTGCAAGATACAATGCAATGAATGTCTTACCTGTACCAGCACACCCATAGGTGAATAGATTCTGACCTTTATTCCACTCATCATACATCACCATCTGATTCTCAGTCAGTGGTGTGATATCAAGAAGGAAGTTCTGATTGATAGGTTTCTTTCTCTTCGCTGTCCTCCTAGTAGGTTGTCCGTTAGCTTTAGTAGTAGCCATTACCAACCCCTCACTCGTGACTTAGGTTGCTTCTGCACCTTGTTCTTCATAATATCTGCCCATCCTGGATGTGTCTTGGTCATTTTATCACGCCAGTCTCCTACCTCACCAACACCAGCACAACCTTGAGACCAGTCTTTATCCCAGTCTGGATTGTCCTTTCTCCATTGCTCATACTCTTTCATGGTCATGGAGAGTTCTTTAGTCTCTCCTGTCTCTTTATGTTTAAGTGGGTAGGTTGGCATTAATTATTTCCTCCTGTTAGTTTAGACTTGATAAACTTAAATGCTAATTTTATTAATTGCTGTAGAGTATTGCCCTGAATCTCATCAAACAAATACATGTTTAGTTTAAACGCATGGTTTGCCTCTGCAATTAGAGCATTGATCTCGCTCTCGTTAAGCTCGAGACCATCCAAGACTGCCTTGTAATTAGTCTTAAATGCTTTAGCATCCTCTATCCTAGGGAAGTCATAGAAGTGTAGTCCTTCACCTTCAGGTGGTTGTAAAGCTTTCTGTGCTATACCCTTAAGGATCTGACCACCAGATAGATCACCAATGTATCTAGTATAATGATGAGCAATCAATAGGTAGGGATCTTTCTCTGCTACCTCATTAATTCTGTGACAGTATGCATTACATGCTTCCGAAGGAATCATTAGATCTCTGTACATAGGACCGTAATAATATCTAAGATCACGCTGTAAGAATGCAGTACGAAACAGATATACATTAAACTGTTGTAATACTTTTGCTTTAGGATCAGTAGTCTTTACTATCAACTGCTCCATTGTATCATACACATAGTAGAAGTCAGTGATGAGCTTACGATACTCTTCAGGATCTAACACCCCCTTGAGGAATTGAGATACAAATTTAGTATTCTCTGCTGCGTTGTGGGATTTCTTAGTCCCTTCTTTTAATCTAGTAGTGAAAGTCATTTCTTTATCTTTACTGGTACTTGTATTGTCCATGCTGATGATACTAGATCAACCATTTTAAATTCTTTCTTTGCTTTCTCACGTTTCTTTGCTTGCTTCTCAAAGGTAGCAGCAGGTTCTTCACCAGCAGTCTCACCGTAATGAGGATCCCAGATCTCTGGGTGCTCGTGATTCTCAAAGAACTCTAGTATAACTGTGTCAATCATACCATACATAGAATCCCATGTCAACGTCCTACGAAGAGTCTCAGCAAGAAACTCTGCTTGATTGACGGACATCTCTTGCTTGAGATGCTGTGCTCTTGCCCATACCAATTCGTTGAGGTCAATTGTGATCTGTACACGATTGTGTACACCTGAGTCAGTATTATATGGTTCCATCGTAAATTTATAAAATGAAAGTAGTAATTGCTGCGTATCCAATTAGTATAGCACACAATCGAGAAAGGACAACATAATATTTTTTGATGGGTGTCCCAAAATACTGCTGTCCAATCATAAGACACTTGTGTGCAGGTGAAATCAGGTATCCAGAATACTCAGTGCAGAGAAACCACACGAGATACTGAGGACCAAAGATCAAAACTAATGCAGATGTCATACCAGCATACTTACCAGATGAACCCATGATATAAGCAGCAACCATAGCTACCAGAGAAGCAGGAATAAGCATCTCTGGTGTTGCTGTATTAAGATATTCCATTACTGGTCCCTTAATCATACCAACAACTCCACCTAATGCAAGTACAATTGTTGCAATGATAGCAAACTTACCATCAAGATACTTACCCCAGTTCCAATCTTTACAAAGAAGACTGTAGTAACAGGCCATCGCTGCAAACCAGGGGAAGAAGAACGGTGCTCCTGCCTTACCTACTGTTAGTAGGAACCATAGTGTTGCAATGAAAGGAGCCCATCCTCTTAATGCTCGTTGCCAATCAAACTCTCTGATGTTACTCATATCAGGGACAACACTTCTGGGGTCTACCTTAGTAAAGATATACCACCAAGTATATGCCAGACATATACACAGAGGAATGAATGTATAACCTATCATCTGCCCATAGGTTATACCCAGTGCTGCCATAGGAAGAGCAATTGTCTTCTCTAATGGTGACCACCAATAGTAATGATGTGTAGATAAGTAGTCTATCACACCAAACTCACTTCTCTTTCTCTTATCTGTTGGTGCTATCGCATCCAGTAGTGGTGCAGACAATGCAACACGACCAGGAATAGGTAGTATTCCACCAAAGATAGAGGTAATGATAATCATAACACGATTATCTTTAACATACCTCTTAGCTAGAGAGTAGACATCATCAAGTACATGGTACTGTCTGATGAATCCACCTAGAATCATGATCCCAAAGATGTAACCCATGTAGAGTTCCTTCTGTAGGATCGAAGATATAATTTCCATTCAGTCATCAAGGTCAGGTAGTTTCTTTTCAACCCAGTGATCTGAGTTATCAATACCAGCAGCTTGAACATACCTCATGATATGCTCATCAATCTGATGATAGACTGGATGAAGATCCAAGTCCATGTTAATGTCGTGTGCTATCTGTGTGATCTGTGACTCTGAGAAGCAATGATCAGGGTGTAATAGATCACAACATGGTATTCTTTTTTCTATTAGTTCATTGAGATTGATTCTAATCTCGTAGTCTCTGTATACAGGGCTCATTAGTTCCACTCCAGTGCGTTAGATACAATAGGAAATTCTTTCTTGAATATCTCTCTACACATCTCAGCAATTTCCATGTGTTCTTTCTGAGTACCATGTGCAGAACGTAGGTCTATGTAGTGCACCCATGAGCGTACACTACCAGTCATATACAAACGTGTTGGTGTAGCAAGAGGTAGTACAAACCGAGCACACTCCTTTGCTATACCATTTGCAAGCAGTTCATTGTATAGATCCATCGCTTCAACAAAGTGTTCCGCAATCTTCTCTTGAAGATCTTGCTTCTTGTTCTGTGGTACATCATCATTACTATTCTGACGATTCTTAGTGTCCTGACTACGAAGATCAAACATAGGAATCTCATCTGCTAACAGATTAGTAGCAGCATATCTCTGTGAGAATTCTTGGAATGTAAATGATCTATGTCTTAGTATCTGTGCAGCAAGACCACGAGTAGTCTCAATCTCCACAGTCATGTGTGCTTGTTCAAAGACCGACCAGTG